GATATAAATAAATCTAATACTAATAAAAAGTATGATGGTGAGTTTGATGTTGGTGTAAATTACACTCAAATACAACTTGAAGAAGCACTAAAGAGTGGTAAATTTATATTTCATAAAGTTGGTGATGAAGTTCATGTGTTAGAGGACATAAATACTTTTGTATCATTTACAGATGATAAAAATGACGATTTTTCAAGTAACCAAAGTGTTAGAGTACTTGACCAAATTGCTAATGATATTGCAACTTTATTTAATGAAAAGTATTTAGGTAAAGTTCCGAATGATAAGGCAGGAAGAATAAGTTTCTGGAATGATGTTGTTAAACACCATAAAGAATTAGAGAATATAAGGGCAATAGAAGATTTTAAAACTGATGATGTTAGTGTAGAGCTTGGAAATGATAAGAAAACTGTCATAGTATCTGATGCTGTTAAGGTTATAAATGCTATGAGTAAGCTTTATATGACTGTTTCAGTTAGTTAAGAGAGGAGTGTGATATATGTTTCAGCAAATAAAAGCAAGAGATACAATAAGTGCATCTAAGGCAGAATGCTATGTTACTATCGAGGGTAAAAGATATAATTTTATGCAAGCTATTAACTTAGAAGCTAAGATGGAAAAAAATAAAAGTGAAGTTCCTATCTTAGGTAGCACTACAAAAGGGAATAAAAGTACTGGAAGCAAATACACAGGAAGTGCAACATTTCACTACAATACTTCTATATTTAGAGAGCTTCTTTATAGGTACAAAGAGACTGGTGAAGATATTTATTTTGATATACAGGTAACAAATGAAGACCCAACGAGTTCAGCTGGACGTCAAACTATAATACTTAAGGATTGCAACATGGACAGTGGAATTATAGTTAAATTTGATGCAGATGGTGAGTATCTTGATGAAGATATGGACTTTACATGCGAGGATTGGGAATTGGTTGAAAAGTTCAATATAATAAATGGAATGGAATAAAACACACATTTATAAATTATAGATGTGTTTTTTTATATAAAAAATTAAAATAAAAGGAGATTAGGATAATATGAGTAATTTAAGTGCTTTTTTAAGTCAAAATGCAATAAAGGTTGATAATGTAAAATATATAGCAAGTGATAGATTTTTAGACGAAGAAGGAAAGCCAGTTGAATGGGAATTAAAAGTTTTATCTTCTGAGGAAGATGAAGTATTAAGAAGAAATTGTACCAAAAGAGTAAAAGTGATTGGCAATAACGGGAAGCCAACAGGTCAATTCACAAGTGAAATTGATTATAACAGTTATGTAGCTGAATTATGTGTAGCATCTACAGTATTTCCAGATTTAAAGGATGCCGAACTCCAAAATAGTTATGGAGTGATGGGAGAAGCTCAGTTATTAAAGACAATGCTTACAGCAGGTGAGTATGTCAACTATACAGTAAAAGTTAATGAGGTTAATGGATTTGATACAACATTTGAAGATAAAGTAGAAGAAGCAAAAAACTAATTAGGGGCGGCGATTTTGATGCTAGTATCACGCATTATTGTATCCAAAAATTAAAGTGGAAACCAGGTGATTATATGGGATTAGAGATTAATGAGAGAGCATTAGCAGCCGCCTCAATACTTATTAAGATAGAGGATGAAGAGGAAGCAATGAAAGAAGCTGAAAGAGAGAGAAAGAGGGGTAGAAGAAGATAGCAAAATAAAAAAATAAATATAGAATAGGTAAAATATGTAATAATTATATGTTATAATATTTTTAGCAAGAAGATGTAATCTACAATTTATAGAGTGGAGTTCATACAAAAGATTATCCTCCCAACGTATAGAAGGGAGGTGAATATGTATGGATAATTTTTTGATTGGTGTATTAGCTAGTTTAACAGCTAGTCTAATCGGTTACATAGTTTGTCTATGTATCAAAAAAGTAAAAAGCCACTCTGTGCAAGAGAGTGACTTAGATGTTGAGCTTAAATTTTCATTTAAGTTCAAAAAAAATAAGCATTAAATTGTTTAGAACTTCACTCTACTTCCAAATAGATTGTAGTTCTTCTTGTTTTTATTATACCACAAATTGGTACAGATATTCAAAAATAATATATTTATGATATAATAAAAATGTAGAGATTTTGCAGTGTTCGATTTTTGTAATAAAATATGGTTTAACAATTGGAATACAAGGCATTGAGGGTGTGTGATAAATGTTATCAATTGCACTACTCATGGTTCACTGCAAATTTGAGAGAGGTGTGTATGTGTAGGTATTGGAAATGCTAAGTTTATTTTGGGGTTTTAGATTAACTATATGGAATGTAAATAATTTTTCGAGAGTCTCAATTTACAGAAGAAATTGGAGTTTTAGATTAACTATATGGAATGTAAATCAAATTGTCTAATCCTAATTTTTTCTTTGCATCTTCTGTTTTAGATTAACTATATGGAATGTAAATTGTAATTAAGTTAGATATGGCAAAAGAAATAGCTATGAGTTTTAGATTAACTATATGGAATGTAAATTTTAATGATTCTACAACTCTTACAGACTCAGATGATGTTTTAGATTAACTATATGGAATGTAAATGGGTGGGAGATATGGCAACTATCCACACATGAAATTGGTTTTAGATTAACTATGTGGATTCAAAATTAAATAAACAAAGAAAGCACTTACAAACATGTAGGTGCTTTTGTTATGTAAAAAAATAGAGGTGATTAAATGAATAAAGATATAGAATTTATTGCCTGTTCAATGAGGTTAAAAATTTTGATACAAGCAAGAGAAGACTTAATTGAAAATATAAATAAATATTCAACTAAGTCTTATGAAAAAAATATTGATAATTATAAAAAATTAGATATGATTTTCGAAGATGCTATAAAGTTTGAAGCTATACTCCTATCATCTTTAAAATAACACTAGATGCAACACTGCCTATAACTTTTAAAGAGGCGGAAGATGCAAAATTACCTAATTGTTTTTTAGTTTTATTCCAAACAGTGTCATCTCTTATATTGTCAAGATAATCATAACCAAAGGAGGTTATCCTCTTAACAATATAATGTTTATATAAGCATCTTTGAACACCCATTGGTGTAGCTTCAATAAAGCCAACATCCAATAATAATTGTAAATGATAAGAAATAGTTCTTTCATCATAGACATCAGTCATGAAATCACTGATAGACATTCTATCAGCATCAGATTCTTCCATTTTGATTAGAATATCTCTTATCAATTCTAAATCACGTTTCATTATATCACCATCCTTTCATAATTAATTTAGGAAGTATCTACTAATATTTCCTAAATTAATTATAGCATGGTATATTAGGGAGATTTGTTTATATTAAGAATAATATGTGGATATTTTATGTATGTAGTATATGAACTAAATAGATAATATAGTAAGCACTTACAAATATGTAGGTGCTTTTATAAAATATTTGAAATGATAGCACATTCCCGTTTTGGGAACATGGTCAAAACTCAAACTATATTACTAGTATATTAAATATGTAGTATCAAAATTAAATAAAGAAAAGGAAGCACTTACTTTTGGTAGGTGCTTTTGTTTTGCTCAAATTTGGTCGGTTGGGTAAAATAATTAGAAAAAAAGATATAGCTGAGGTAGTGTTTTACGACGCTAGCTTCAATAAAATTTTATTTGCAAAATATTCCAAAATAGCTTGACTGTAACTCGTTACAATGTTATTATTAATGTAACGAGTTACAGAAAAGAGGTGAATAAAATAGCAACTAAAAGTAGAGCAGAGTATATGAAAAATCGTCGAAAAGATAAAAGAGGTTTTAGTGTACTTTTAGACAAAGAAAAGTTAGATAAATTTGATGAAGTGTTAGAAGAGAAGAATCTAACTAAGAAAGAATGGCTAGAAGAAAAAATCGACGAGGAACTGGAACAAAAGGAATAAAAAATAAGGGTCACTCCCACCGACCAAAGTTTGAGCAACCCTTATTGACGTATACTATACATCAACTAACTATAGTATACGTCATTCCTTAAAAAATTTCAATTAAGGAGTGTAATAGTTATGAAAAATTTAATAGTAAAAGAGTTCAATGGAAGTCAAATTTATACTTTTATGTGGAAAGAAAAATCTTGTTGGATAGCTAATCAAATAGTTGGATTATTCGATTATGCTGATGTATCTAAAACAATACAGGATTGCATAAAAGCAGAAGACTTTGAGATTGAACAAGAGTATGATGTATTGAAAGGAAATGAATTTAATGATTTTGTAACTACTTTAAATGTAGTCGCAAATAATATAATTAGTAATAAAGCTAGAAGTATAACTATTTTTTATGAAGATGGTTTATATGGATTTTTACAATACACAGACAAACCTATTGGTGTACAGTTTAGGAAATGGCTTAGACGAGAAGTTTTACCAGCTATTCGACAACATGGTGCATACATAACAAATAACGCTGACCCTCAAGCATTAAGAGAAAAAGCAAATGAAATAGAAAGTTTAGATACAGTTAATAAGACTATAGAAATACTAACTCCATTCTTAGATAATGCTGGAATAGATGAAAAAGCAAAATTACTTACAGCAAAGACTATCTACAAAAAGGCAGGAATAGAGTTACCTCTTGAAATAGAAGAGAAGGAACATTTCTTTGATACTGTACAAATAGCAACTAAGTTAAATGTTTATTCTAAGTCTAATAAACCTGCATTTCATGCAATAGGTGAAATTATTAAGAAGTTAGATATACAAGATAATGAAAAGTTAGTAGTACTAGAGAGTAAAAGAGGTTGGAGTGGAAGTGTCAATAAGTATTCACAGAGTGTAATAGATAAAATAAGACATTGGATAGAGGAGAATAATAGACCTACTAAGATACAAGGTGAGAAGAAGAATTTTCATGTGGTTTATAAAATTGAGTAAATTTATCAGTTGTATTAAATAATATATTTTAGTTTATTTTGGGGGGTTAATACAATGTGTGAGAATTTACTTGATATGGATAGAATAGAACTTATTAGAGAACTTGGAAGTATCTTTGAAAAAATGAGAAATGAAAATCCAGATAAATTTTATAGATTTGTAAGTTTAGTGAAAGAAGAATGTAGGAAAAAAGAAGAGAAAAATAAGTAAATAATATAAATAAAGCACTTGGATATTATGTTGTTTCAAGTGCTTTGTTTGTTAAAAAGTGGTATAATAAAAATATAGAAATCTATAAACACAAGTCGTTTTATATTAACTAAGTGGTATGTAAATCGTACAGATAGTATTGCATTAGAGGAAAGTTTAAAAGCGTTTTAGATTAACTATATGGAATGTAAATGTTTTTAAAGCTTCTTCAAGTTGTATTTGTGTATAATGTTTTAGATTAACTATATGGAATGTAAATCCAACTGAATAAACAATAATTTTATCAATTTCTTTAGTTTTAGATTAACTATATGGAATGTAAATTATTTTACAGATGAACAATTACAATTACTTCTTGAATGTTTTATATTAACTAAGTGGTATGTAAATAAAGCAAAAGATAGGAATGATAATTTTAAAACTCCAAACTTTTATATTAACAATGTGGAGAAAAACTAAATAGAAGAAAGAAGCACTTATTTTTGGTAGGTGCTTTTATTTTGCTCAAAATATTTTAAATCAATAGACTAAGTTCTTATTTTTAGATAGAATTATATTTGAATAAAGAATTTAATAGGGGAGAGTTCATTATGTGGGGAAAATTTAAAAAATTAAGTTTGTTGAAGAAAATTTTAGTGATATTTTTAATATACTTTGTTGTATTTACAGTATCAATGATGATTCATCAAGCGATACGAGATTCAAAAAATAGAGATGAAGTAAATGAAGGAAATATTACAAAAGAAAATATAATTAGCGAAAGAGAAAAAGAAGATATTTATAAACAAGAGATGCAAGCAAAAGTAGACTCTATGATACCAGAAGACTTAAAAGATAAAACAACATATTATGTTAACATATTAAACCCAACAAAAGGTGAGGGATATATAGTTAGTATTCAAGTGGAAAATTCTAGGTTTAATGATGAAAATGAGTGTAGAAACTTTACTAAAGAATTTGTAAACAATATAAAAGATATGAATGATATCCATTCAGTGAGAATAAGCTTTATTGTTGATGTGACACTCACTTATAATGTATTTTTAGATGATTGGAATAATATAAAAAATAATGTAAATTTAATTGATGATTTGGATTTCTCGTCTGGAAATTAGGTGAATACTTTATTTTAAAATTAAATCTGTTATATAGAAAGCACTTACTTTTTGGTAGGTGCTTTTGTTTTGCTCAAAATTGGTCGGTTGAGTAAAATAATTAGAAAAAATTAGTAAAAACTCTTGAAAAGTGTCGCGATACAATGTATAATTATATTATCGCGATACAGAAAAGAGGTGAAAATTATTACTGATAGCAGTAGAGCAGATTACTTCAAGCAGAGACGACAGAATAAGAAAACTTTTAGTGTTCTACTAGATAGAGAGAAAGTAGAAAAAATTGAAGAACATTTAAAAAAGCAGAACAAGACTAAAACTATTTGGCTTGAAGAAAAGATTAATGAAGAGTTAGAAAAAGAGGAATAAAAAATAAGAGACGTTCTCCCCGACCAAAGATTGAACATCCCTTATTGACGTATATTATATACACTAACTATAGTATACGTCATTCCTTAAAAAAATTCAATTAAGGAGTGTAATATTATGAAAAATGAATTAATGATGTTTGAAGAAAAGAAAGTTGAAGTACTTGAATATAATGGGCAAGTTTTATTTAATCCATATGATTGTGGAAGATGTTTAGAGTTAAGTGATAGTGCAATAAGAAATCATTTATCTAAAATGAATGATACTCAAGCTGTATTATTAAAAAATTCTAATGTCCTAGATAAGGACTTTAGAAAATTGCATAACACAGGTGAAAAGTTCTTAACAGAGAGTGGAGTATATAAGTTAATATTTAAATCTAAAAAAGAAGAAGCTGAGAGATTTCAAGATTGGATAAGTGATGAAGTACTTCCAGCCATTCGACAAACTGGTGCATACATAACAAATAATGCTGACCCAGATAAGTTGAGAGAAAAAGCAAGCGAGATTGAAAAATTACAGTTAGCTTACAATAGTACATCTATGTTAAAAGAACTATTAGATGGTGCAGGCTTTGACAATAAATCCAAACTATTAACAGCTAAAACATTATATAAGAAAGCAGGAATTGATTTACCAATAGAGATAAACGAAGAAGAACATTATTTTGATACAAAGCAAATAGCATCTAAACTGAAAATATATTCTAAGAGTAATAAACCAGCTCAGATGGCTGTTTGTGAAATTATTAAAAAGATTGATTTAGAAGAAAACGAAGTCAAAGGCGTTTGGGAAACTAATGGTTCTTGGACTGGTACTGTAAATAAATATACAAAGAGTGTAATAGATAAGGTTAGAAATTGGATAGAGGAAAATAATAGACCTGCTAAGATTGCAGGTGAAAAGAAGAATTATCATGTGGTTTATAAGATTGAGTAAATTTATCAGTTGTATTAAATAATTTAGTTTAGTTTATTTTAGTTTTGAGGGGGATTAATACAATGTGTGAGAATTTACTTAATGAATATAATTTAAAAACTGATGAAGATGTAGAATACTTTGTAAAGTTTGCTACATTATTATATAAATTAAAACAGGACAATGAAGAAAAATTTCAAGAGTATGCAGAGATATTGAGAGGTATTCTTAGGGAACAACAAGAGAGAGAAAATAAGTAAAATAATATGGATAAAGCACTTGGATATTATGTTGTTTCAAGTGCTTTATTTGGTAAAAAATGGTATAATATAGGTAGGAAATTATATTAACTAAGTGGTATGTAAAGGGAGTAGGCAAGTTTTATAAACAAATAACAGGAAGATTTTATATTAACTATGTGGTATGTAAATGCGTTTAGGAATATGACAGCATCTATTAATACGACAAGTTTTATATTAACTATGTGGACTTAAAATTAAAAATAATTCAAAAACACTTACAAATGAGTAAGTGTTTTTTTAATGAAAGGAGGTGATAATGATGTAAAAATTTTACTGATATAGTATAATAATCCTATAAATTCATTATAATAAAGGGGGATATTATGGGATTATTTAGTGGAAATGAAAGTTGTTGTATATGTGGAGAAAAAGGTAAACAAAAAATATCTGATGGTGTAATATGTTCTGAATGTTTAAAAAAATATAAAGATACATTTTCTATAGTCGAACCAACAGATGTAATTAAAAAAATATCTTCTGAGGAAATAAAAAAATCAATAAGATTAACACTTGAAAATAAAAAAAGATTTGAATCTTTTAACGCAAGTAAAAAAGTAGGAATTTATTTATTAGTAGATGAAAATAAAAAACAATTAATTATATCTGATAAAATAAGCAATTTAAATAAGAATAAGAGAGTATATGACTTTAGGGATATTATTTCATTTGAACTTTTAGAAGATGATGAATCTATAATTAAAAGTGGATTAGGTGGTGCTATTGGAGGAGGTCTTTTATTTGGCGAAACAGGAGCTATAGCTGGAAGTATATTAGGAAAGAAAAAAATAAAAACTTATGTAAATAGTTTAAAGATAAAAATTACAATTAATAATATAAAGAATTCTACAAAGTATATATATTTAATTAATTCTAAAATTTCTACAAATTCAAGTTTATATAAAGAATCTTATAATTATGCCCAAGAGATTTTATCAACTTTGTCTATAATAACAAGTTCTAAGAGTATAGAAGATAAAAAAGAGTCTATATCTAGTTCTACAGCTGATGAAATATTAAAATATAAGAATTTGTTA